CCCTTGCGGTGCTGACGCGCAATGGTGTATTATCACGGAAGACATGCCCACAGACGAGTATATCCGGTTGTACCCGAAGGCTGCGCCTATTTCAGCCCTGCAGACACTTGGTGTGGGCGATCAGGAAGTCAGCCAATGGATCAAGGACAAGACAGTTCGGATCGCGGAGTACTACTACATTGAGCACACGTCCGAGACGCTGAACCAATACCCGGGCGGGCACATCGCACGGGCGGGCACACCTGAAGATCGTGAACTGGTCGCTATGTTTGGTAAAGCGGTTCGTTCGCGTGAAGCTGACCGCAAGCAAGTCAAGTGGCTCAAGATCAACGGTTATGAAATTCTGGAGCGCACTGATTGGGCTGGGAAGTATATTCCCGTGATCCGCTGCGTGGGCAATGAGTATGAAGTAGAGGGCCGGGTCTATGTATCCGGTATTATCCGCAATGCAAAAGACGCCCAGCGTATGTATAACTATTGGACAAGCCAAGAAGCTGAAATGTTGGCGCTTGCTCCAAAGGCACCGTTCATAGGTTACGGGGGCCAGTTCGAGGGATATGAGAACCAATGGAAGACAGCAAACACCACTAACTGGCCATATTTGGAAGTGAACGCGGATGTGACAGACGGGGCGGGTTCACCGCTCCCCCTCCCGCAGCGTTCGGCCCCACCTATGGTACAAAATGGGCTTATCTCGGCTAAGCTGGCCGCGTCTGAGGACATCAAGGGTACCACAGGGCAGTATGACGCATCTTTGGGGATTGGCGGTAATGAACGTTCAGGCAAGGCCATTCTGGCCCGCCAAAAAGAAGGTGACACCGGTACGTACCACTTTGTGGATAATTACGCCCGGTTCATCAGGTATATTGGTCGCCAGATAATTGATCTCATTCCCAAAATCTATGACACACAGCGCATCGCCAGAATTATCGGTGAAGACGGTGAGTCGAAGATGATCAAGATCAACCCTGAGCAGGCTGAGCCAGTCAAAAAGATCACGGATGACCAAGGCGTGGTGCTGGAAAAGATTTACAATCCGGGCGTGGGTACATATGACGTAATGGTCATCACAGGCCCCGGTTTTGCAACCAAGCGCCAAGAAGCTGCGGATTCGATGGCGACCCTGCTACAGGGCAACCCAGAACTCTGGAGTGTTGCAGGTGACCTGTTTATCAAGAACATGGATTGGCCAGGCGCGCAAGAAATGTCCCAACGGTTCCGCAAGATGATTGATCCGAAGCTCTTGGGTGACGGTGAAGATAACCCCGAGTTGCAAGCAGCCAAGCAGCAAATGGAAGCCATGAGTCAAGAGCTTCAACAAATGTCTGGCATGCTCCAGAATGTGCAGGACTCGTTTGAAGCACGGGATGCTAAGACCAAAGAATTTGAAGCGCAGATCAAGGCGTTCGATGCGGAAACCAAGCGGATCAGCACCGTGCAGGCAAGCATGTCCCCCGAGCAGATTCAAGACATCGTGCTAGGCACAGTCCACGGAATGCTTACCAGCGGTGATTTGTACGCCAGTGCACCAGAACAAATGCCTGAGCAGCCTGAGCAAGAAATACAACAAAACTTACCGGTGAGTCCCACCGGGGAATCTTAGGATTCGTGAAATGGCAACTGAAGTTCAAGACCTAGCGGAAGTGGTAACCGCGCCAGAACAGGCTGCTACGGTAGCGCCTGCAACGGATGCAACAACACCGGAAGTGACCAGTACGCAAGCAGCCCGGACATTCTCGCAAGAGGAGCTGGATGCGGCTATTGGTAAACGACTTGCACGAGAGCAACGAAAGTGGGAACGCGAGCATGTTGTCCGTACTGCAGAAATGCAAGTACAGACAACCCCGCAGAGCAACCTGTCGATTGAGCAGTTCGAAAGCCCGGAGGCTTACGCGGAAGCGTTGGCGTACCACAAGGCTGACGAGTTGGCAACGCGGCGGGAAGCTATGCGTGGAAAGGCAGCTGTTGTTGAAGTCTTCAATGACCTTGAAGAGCACGCACGGGAAAAATTCGATGATTACGATCAGGTAACAAGAAATCCCAGCTTGCGAATCACGGAAGTGATGATGGAAGCAATCCAGACTTCGGACATCGGGCCACAGGTGGCGTACCACCTTGGAACAAACCCGAAAGAAGCTACTCGCATAGCGCTATTGGCGCCCTACGCGCAAGCAAAAGAAATGGGGAAGCTCGAGGCTAAACTCGCGAGCAATCCTCCGGTGAAACAGACCACGAAAGCGCCTACGCCGATAAGTCCGGTGACAGCAAGGTCTAGCGGCAGTCCAGCATATGACACAACGGATCCACGCTCTATCCAGAGCATGACCACGAGTGAATGGATTGAAGCAGATCGTGCCCGCCAGATAAAGAAGCTGCAAGCGCGAGAAAACCGCTAACTTAACTACATGGAGGACTAAATGTCCAATTCACTTCTTACGATCGACATGATCACCCGCAAATCTCTGGAGATTCTGGAGAACAACCTTGTGCTCACCCGCAATGTCAACCGCCAATACGATGACAGCTTCGCTGTGCAAGGTGCCAAGATCGGTGCCACGCTCCGCGTTCGTCTGCCTGATCGTGCCTTGGTCACTGACGGGCCTGCCCTGCAAGTTCAAGACGACAACGAACAGTACACCTCGCTTTCTGTCACCAGCCAGAAGCATATCGGTGTGAGTTTCACATCCTCTGAATTGGCTTTGAGCTTGGATGACTTTGCCGCTCGTGTCTTGGCTCCACGTATCAGCCAGCTTGCTTCCAGTATTGATGCTGACGTTGCAAATGTCTACAAAGACATCTACGCTTCGGTTGGCACGCCCGGCACTGTGCCTGCAACCTCGGCTGTCTTGCTTGCGGCTGGGCAGAAGCTCAATGAGTCCGCTGTGGGCTTGAACGGGCGCTTCGCCACTGTCAACCCCGCTGCGAATGCCGGGCTGGTTGAAGGTATGAAGGGCTTCTTCAATCCACAAGGCGTCATCTCCCGTCAGTTCGCATCTGGTATGATGGGCACTGGTGTGTTGGGTTTTGATGAGATTAACATGTCCCAATCCATCACCAGCCACTTGACTGGCGCATGGGGCACTACGATCACGTCCACCGGTACTGTGGCTGTTCAGGGTCAGGCCACTCTCCCCATCAGCTTCACTGGTACTGCCAAGACTTGGAAACGCGGCGACGTGTTCACCATCGCTGGCGTGAATGCTGTCAACCCACAGACTCGCGTTTCTACTGGTTCACTCCAGCAGTTCGTGGTTACGGCTGACGTGACTGCTACGACTACTGGCACATTGGCTATTTCGCCGGCCTTGTACACCGCGGACCACGCGTTGGCCACCGTCGACGCATTCCCTGCAGCCACTGCTGTTGTGACCATGCTGGGTACTGCTTCAACGCTGTACCCCCAGAACTTGGTCTACAACAAGGATGCCATTGCTTTTGTCACGGCTGACTTGCTGTTGCCACAGGGTGTGGACATGGCCTCTCGCCAGAGTCATAATGGCATCTCGATGCGGATCGTGCGCCAGTATGACATCAACAACGACCGCATGCCTTGTCGTATTGATGTGCTGTATGGCTACGGTTTGATTCGTGCGCCTATGGCCGTGCGTCTCTGGGGCTAAGCAGAAGGGCTTCGGCCCTTTGTTCTCTTCTCTCTTCTCTCTTTTACTTAAGGAAATATCATGGCACTTTCTAACATTGGTGGCGGTCGTCAAGATGGTGACGGTAATACCGCTGAGGTAGTTCTTCTTGCGCAAGGCGCACCGGTTACAGCCACAGCCACAGCCACGCTGACTGTGGCACAGTTGACAGGCAAGCTGATCGTGGCCGACCCTTCAACTTCAGCGGCTTCATACACGTTGCCTACGGCTGCTACGCTTGATGCTGCGTTGGTAAATGCGCATACGGACAGTGCCTTTGAAGTCAACATCGTCAACCTCGGAACCAGTTCGGGTGCGATCACCATAGTCACCAACACCGGTTGGACTTTGGTTGGCGCGGTGGTTATTGCGATCGGCACCACGGGCAATTTCCGTGCACGCAAGCTCGCAGCGACCAATACCTGGGTATTGTACCGCGTCTAATGGCTGGGTCACTCACAAAGCACAGCGTTTTGTGAGTGACTTGTATCAAAACCTTCTGGATTGAAATATAATGGCTAATACAGCGGGTGAGCAGATTATCCGGGCTTTGCGACTACTTGGTGTGCTGGCCGAGGCGGAAACCCCGTCTGTGGAGATCATGCAAGACAGCCTGACCGCTTTGAACCAGATGCTCGATTCATGGTCCACAGAGCGCTTGGCCGTTTATACCACGCAAGACCAAGTATTCACATGGCCTGCAGGCTCAGCCACTCGGACGTTAGGCCCTACAGGTAATTTCGTGGGGTTGCGGCCTGTGCTGCTCGATGCAGCTACATACTACAAGGACACGAGCACGGGTATCTCGTACGGCATCAAGATTATCACGCAAGAGCAGTATAATGGTATTGCGGTTAAGGGTGTCACCTCAACATTCCCGCAGGTCATGTTTGTCAACATGGGCTACCCCGATGTTGAGTTATCGGTGTACCCTGTTCCCACGAGGTCACTTGAGTGGCACTTCGTTTCCGTGCAGGCGCTTTCACAGCCAGCTAGTTTGATTACCGAACTATCGTTCCCGCCCGGTTATTTGCGTGCGTTCACCTACAACCTTGCCTGTGAGCTTGCTCCAGAGTTTGGGACTGAACCCGCGCCGCAGGTGCAGCGCATCGCGATGACGAGCAAGCGAAATCTCAAGCGAATCAACAACCCGCAAGACATGCTGGCGATGCCGAGCATACTGACAAATTCGAACCCGCGCTACGACATCTACACAGGTAACTAGGTATGGCCGCAAACGCATTCAACAAAGCTCCCGCGACTAATGCGTTTGTGGCGCCGTCATTTCTTGGAGCCATGCAAGACCCTGGATTTTGGAAGTCTATAGGGCGTAATGCTTCGTCTGTGGGTAATCGGGCCGCACTAATGTTAGCTGGGGCACCCGCTGATATGGCCAATCTCCCTGTCATGCTCAAGCGTGCTGTGCTAGGCCAAAAGCAAACCCGCCCCGTTTTTGGGTCTGAGCATCTCATGGAACTAGCTGAAAAGCACTTGGGTTCTATCGTCACTACAGGTAACCCCACTGCGGACTTGGTGGGGGATCTTGCAACAGGTGCCCTCACAATGGCCCCACAACAAACTGCTGCACTGGCGCAACGAGCAGCAGCAACTGGAGCCAAAAACCTAGCAGCGCCCACTACGCTGCGCTCCGAAGCTGGTGTCATTAAAACACCCGGTGGTAACTGGCTTAGCCCACGACCAGAAGGTGTGGATGGCGGGCTTGTTACAGAGGCTCCCGAGTTTTACCTAAAACAGTCTCGCAGCCGTTCTAATACAGATCCGCTGCTTGACACCTGGATTGACAAGCAGCTCACTAGGTACGTCAAGAACGACATGGGCACACAAAATGACCCTGTTAGGGCTTTGGCTGAGCGGGGCATTTTGCATATAGGGCCGGACGCACTAGCGGTACCTATAGGGTACGGCAAAGACCTTAGGCCGGGGCAAACTGCCCCAGCCGTATCAGATTTAGCTAAGCGGTGGGACTACACGGTCGACCAACATTTGCCTACAGAGTCCGCTGGCGGTTTACTGCGCAAGACGTTCGATCGTGATCTGCGTCCCGCGGCACGTTTGGAGCACAACGCATGGCTTGCAAAAGTCCCGCCAGATACGCCTGTGCATCTGGCACACAAGCCGTACAATATTGGGTTCACGCATCTTATCGATGAACTGCGTAACGCCACAAACCCCGCATCAGGATTGCCCGCACACCTACAGCTTAAACCAGAAAGCTTGGCGCAGGTGTCTGTGCCGCAAGCTGTAGAACGTGTTGCTAAGATAAACGCTTGGAGGGCCGCAAACAAGGCGGACACAAACAAGGCGCTGGCAAATAATGAGGCCACGTTTCTACATAAAGATTACCCGGAACAAGGCCTTTCATGGCGGCAGTTACGTCAGCCGGAAGGGGCCACCAACCAAGCTTCACTGCAGGCCGCGCTCAAGTACGAGGGCGACACGATGGGGCATTGCGTGGGTGGCTATTGTTCGAGCGTAGCAGCTGGTGACCAGCAGATTTTCTCGTTGCGCGACGCAAAAGGGGAGCCACACGTAACAATTGAAGTTGAGCCGATACCGAATGGTATGCCCAGCATTTTGCAAATCAAAGGTAAGGGCAATGGGGCACCCGCCGCAAAATACCTGCCTGCAGTTCAAGATTTTATCAGGTCTGGAGATTGGCTGAGCGTAGGTGATATACGTAATGCTGGGATGATGGGCCCGAAGGACTTACAGAAAGCGGGTATCACACCAGCTGGTGCCAGGTTACTACGCGATGTTTTGCCAAGGTTTTACACACGCAGTGAATTTGATATAGCCGTTGAGGGCCTTAAAGCCACACCAAACGCATTCAACAAATGAAAACCCAGATACTAGGCGCTAGTTACGTTGCACGCAGTGTTAATGCGGCGGATAGCCGCATGGTGAATCTGTTCCCCGAGGTTATGCCCGAAGGCGGCAAAGCTTTGGGCTGGCTACAACGTGCTCCAGGGTTGAAGTTCCAGCAGACCGTTGGTACAGGCCCCATCAGGGCGCTGTGGACATTGGCTGCAGAGCTTTATGTGGTGTCTGGTAGCGCTGTCTACAAGCTGAGCAGTCTGTTGGCCACGCCTACTTTGATTGGTAGCGTGTCCGGCACAGGACCTGTTTCAATTGCGGATAACGGCACTCAGATTTTCTTTGCCTGTAACGGGCCCAGCTATATCTACAATCGTACCACGGGCGTGTTTGCGGTTATATCCGACCCAGATTTTGCGGGTGCGGTAAGCGTGGCGTACCTTGATGGGTACTTCGTTTTCAATGAACCGAATAGCCAGCGGGTATGGGTAACAACACTGTTGGATGGTTCGACAGTCGACCCCCTTGACTTTGCATCTGCAGAGGGTGCGCCAGATGCTTTGGTGGCCTTGGTTGTCGACCACCGCGAAGCTTGGCTTTTTGGAACTAATAGCATTGAAGTCTGGTACAATACAGGTGCGGCGGACTTCCCACTGGAGCGCATTCAAGGCGCATTCAATGAATTGGGCTGCGCCGCGCCTAATTCGATCGCACGCCTCGACAACCGCCTGTTTTGGCTTGGGTCCGACGCCCGTGGCTCCGGGATTGTTTACGTGGCGAACGGCTACACTGGCACACGAATTTCTACACACGCTATAGAATGGCAAATCCAGAGTTACGGCGTGATTTCAGACGCGGTTGCTTACACGTACCAGCAGGACGGACATGCGTTTTATGTGCTGACTTTCCCGAGTGCGAATGCCACATGGGTCTATGACGTGGCCACGCAGGCATGGCACGCCCGTGCAGGCTTCATCAATGGTGCGTTCACACGGCACCGTAGTAACTGCCAAGCGAGCTTCCAAAATGCTGTAGTTGTTGGTGACTTTGAAAATGGTAACGTTTATACGTTGGACCTGAACACCTACGCTGATAATGGCCAAATCCAAAAATGGCTACGTTCATGGCGTGCAATCGCTCCCAATGAAAACCAACTTGTGCGTACAGCCCAACACAGCTTACAGCTTGATATTGAATCTGGTGTCGGTTTGAATGAAGGCCAGGGTAGTGATCCCCAAGTCATGTTGCGTTGGTCAGATGATGGCGGACACACATGGTCAAACGAGCATTGGGTATCCATCGGTCGTATTGGGGAGTATTACAAGCGCGCTATTTGGCGGCGTTTAGGCATGACCCTGAAGCTGCGTGACAGGGTGTACGAGATCAGCATGACAGACCCCGTGAAGACAGCCATCATGGGCGCACAACTCCAAATCAGCGGAACGGCTTCTTAGCATGGCTGCCAATCCTAACATAACACAAATCACTCCCCCACGAGTGCCGTTAGTCGACGCCCAAACGGGCTTAGTCTCACGGGAGTGGTACCGTTTTTTCTTGAGCCTTTTCAATCTTGCAGGCGGCGGACAGAACGATACGTCCCTGCTTGACCTGCAGGTAGCCCCACGCACGCTAGGTCATGAAGACCTCACAAACATCAATGACATTATATATGCTTTGTCTGTGCGTGCAGACCAAGTGGCTCTAGTTGAGCAGCTTGCGGAGTTGCGGAAGCAAGTCGATGCCTTGGCAGTCGGGCCGGTATTTGAGCAGCTTGCGGAGTTACAGAAACAAATCGATGCGCTGTCAGTTGCGCCCGTAGTACTTTCAGGCGCAGCACCGCTCGCGTCAGGGCCCGTCACCAAAACGACCGATTTTGCCGTGATGGCCGCAGACCTTTGGATTATTAACAACAAGGCGGGTTCGGGTTGCGTTGTGACCCTACCCTCGCCCATTTCAAACCTTGGTCGTGCGTTGTACCTACAGAATTATCAAGCGCAGACCTTCACTGCGTCGGCGGCTGTGGTTGTGCCGCTGGGCGGTGGTGCGGCAGCAACCACGATTCTTGCGGCTGTGGCCGGTGCGCACGCGACCCTTGTGTCAGATGGCACTAATTGGGTAACAACTCAATATTTGTAACCTAGGAGTAAACTATGGCAGTCACTGTAAAAAACATCATCCCCCCGAAAATTGCGGAAGCCGCGCAAACCACGCAGTATACCGCGACCAATGTGACCACGATCATTGACAAGTTCACAGCAACTAATTACAGCGCTGTTCCGGCAACTATCAGTGTGAACCTTGTTACATTGGCCGGATCCGCTGGGGATCTTAATTTGGTCACCAAGCTCAAAACATTGGCCGCGTCGGAGGTGTACACCTTCCCCGAGATCGTGGGTCAGGTGTTGGCGGTGGGGTCCTTCATCAGTACTATCGCCGGTACTGCTGCAAGCATCAGCATCCGGGCAAGCGGTCGGGAGGTGACATAATGGACATGCCTGCACAGTGGCACCGTGAAGCACACGCTAATCGGGAAAAATGGTTTCTGGGGCACCGTGAGGCCATTAACTTCATTGCGGGGTTCTTTAATGCCGTTGAGCTATGGGACGACCTGATAGACAAAGATACCGAGATAACAGCCGGGCACGTGAACGGTGTCTTTTTGTTTTTGATGTATGAGTTGCCCTCGAATAACTGGTTCGTAGCCAATCGTGCGCACTACCTACCGACAATAATGGCATCTATAAACGCTTTTCATGACGCTAATGAAATGTGCAGTAGTTCTAATGCACGGTTACGCCAGCTTGCGTTTCATATCAGGAACATGGGAATCGAACTGTACATCAGCACAGCTTTACTGCTCGGTGGTTACTCACATATGCGGGCTGTATCACAGGAGATTCGCGAGTTTTTTGCGTTTGAATCATTTAATGAATGGGGGGTCTAATCATGGCAGCAGCAATACCAGCAGC